CTGCCGTGTACGTCATCAGTTTATCTACGTCCTTACCAAAAGTTGTTATGCCCTTCATGGACATGTGCTTGCGGAACTCTTCGCGTGAGGTGATAGCAGATAGTGGAACTACGAACTCTCGAACCCCATCTCTTGGCAAGTGTAGCGCAAACGCTATGACTTCTCCAAGCTCCACATCATGCAGTCTGCGCGTAACATAAAAGTCGTTGTGGTATACACAAACTTCTTCGGGGTCACCGTCTTCGTTCGTGCTGCGTAGATACACGCCCCCGTTCTGCCCTCTAAAGTATGGTCGCGGCAGTGCAGGTATGGTGATCTGCTTCGTGCTATCCCCATCTATTTCCTCTATAATATTGTCTTCTGGCGCAGCTTCTTTGACTTCTTTTGTAAGCACCGCAGGGGTTGTGATCTTACCCTTATTTGGGCAACCCTCGCACCCATCAGGGTTCAGCCGTTCTATCGTGCTACAAAAGTGTGGACCGCCTGTATCTTCCATCTTCTTTAGTGTGCCCTGCACACTGTAATCTTCGTGCCGTGCTGACATGATATGGGCCGCTTCTGCCCCGTCCTCACACACGTTGGCTATAGACAACCCTGCTCGCCATAAGTCATGGGATATGCTGTCTTGGTTTTTTATTATGTGTTTGATCTGGTTGCAGCCCGTACCGTTCTTGGTTTTCAACAACAGACGCTTGAAGCTACCTTTATAGTTTTGATACATCGCGTCTTTGAACGCGCTGACCGCAGATGTCTCACGTTTCTTGGGTACTGGTATCGGCTCGTCACCCAACAGCGCAGCGAACGCGTCGAAGTCCACGGTGTCAAAGTCTTCTATACCATAAAATTCTACAGGTAGGGGGTCACCGTACTTGTGATTGTGGGTGCTTGGCACACGTAAAACACTAGCAGCATCAGATGTACGTGATGGGTCTACAGGAAAACCTTGTTCTTCACATAACCTCTTTAGTCGTGTCGCTACGGGAAACCAATCTTCTCTACACACAGGCTCGGACAATATCCAATAGACATGTACGCCACGTCCTGAGTTCACAAGTGTAGGTGTAGGCAAGCTGTTATTTTCGCAGAAGGTGCGTAGTTCATCAATGGCGACTACCTGAGATGGAAATTCCTTATCGGGGCCGCAGTCTAAATCCAAGAAAAAAGACTTCATCCATTGCATGTTCTTTGCGGTGCGCGAACTACTGTCAAAAAACGTACCCAAACCGAAGAAAGCGTTCCACCCATTATCATTAAGGTTACGTGCTTCGTGCAGTAGGTCGTCTGTAGACAAGCAAAATGTTTGTTTAATCTGCTCGTTGGGTTTTGTACCTTTGATGGCCCATACGCAGTATTCCCCTTCGTGCGCTAGAACCAACTCTAAAAATCGTTTTGTTTTCATCACCACCACTCATACCATAAGAGTAACCACGGCTACCGTAGTAACCGTGGTGTTTTGTTTTAATCCTCGTCGTCAAATAAATCGTCTACGATATCGTTAAGATCGCCGCTTGACGTAGAGTTTACCGCTGCCTTTTTGACAGTCTTTTTAACTGGCTCCTCGTCAAACCCGTCATCGTCGTCTGCCTTGGTAGGCATCTCCAATACGTTGTTTGACTTGGGCTTCTCTTTGAATGGGTTTGGGTCTTCTGCCACAAAACCACCATCCACTTTGCCGAACGGGTTGGCACGTTCCATCGGAAGGTACTTAATAACCTGCACAGCGTTCAGCCTTAGTGACACGCTTTGGTTTCCCCCAAAGTCATATGGCACCAACTTCACGGCTACGTTGACCGTGCTGCCAGTAGTCAACTGGAAGTCTGCTGCTAGTGTGTTACCCTGCGAATCATACTGCGCAGGATTGTCAGTCACCTGACCGTTATACGCGCCCTTCAATGTGGCTTTGTGCGTATATGTACCGTTGTCATCTTTGACGAACGGGTTGGCCAGTTTCTCTGCCCACTTGTCCTCGCGGTTTGCCATGTAGCTTGCGCTCATAGCCTTGAACAAAGCCTTTGCAGTAGCTTGGTCCATGCGGAACTGGATAGAAAACTCCGCGTTAGTGTCACGCGGACCGCAAGGCATACTGCGGTTAACTTTTTTGTCAAACGCATAGGTTTGATCTATGCGCGGCCATAGGGCTTCAACGCCCTCAATGATATATGTGTCAGCCAATGTCGTTCTCCTTTCTGGCTATACGTCTACGTCAGCGTCGAAATCAAATTCTAGCTGTTCTTCTACAGGCTCGTTACGTATCTCGGCCTGTTCTGCTTCCTTGGCGGTGCTTGTCAACGCTTCGGTTACGGAAGTCTTATTAAAACGGTATGTGTTACCGATCTTGATATACGTGGACTTAGGGATATGCCCCTGCCGTACCCACGCACGGATAGTAGAAATGGATACCGCGAAATGCTTCGCCAAATCTTCTATTGGTACAAATGGTTCTGCCATTATTTCTTCCTTACTGATATGACATACTCGGTGTCTACGTTCATGCCTTTGGGCATAACGTCTGGGTTCTCCTCCAAAAACTGTTTGATGTTGGTCTGGTTCAACCGTTTGTCTAGGAACTCAGGTACATCATGCTCCTTGATGAAGCTGTACATCTGTTCCCAATCACTGGTCCAATACTTGGTTTTAGTAGACCGAAAAAACAAACCTTCAGAGGTTCTAACGCTCTCGACATTGTGGTTTTCACAGTAGTCCAGTAGCGCGTTCTTTAAGATTTCCTGTTGGCGAACCAACGCTCCATCTTCTTCTTTGTACCTTGCAGATAGCTCCGCTCTTTTTGCCCGTAGTTTTATATAGGCTTTGGTCAGCTTATCTGCAGGGATGTCGGATGTATCCTCCATATGCGTTCTCCTAATTAACGAGAATTACACTTTAGTTGTTAAATGTAACCTAGTCAAGTAATTCTTTGTAAAGGTCGATCATTTTTGTGTGTACGTCTATTCTGTTATTCAATAGTGAATAAATACGCTTTTCCACGGCAGAACCTTGTAGCTGCACGACTGTACAACGGTGCTTCTGACCTGACCTATGAACCCTAGCGTTAGCTTGGGCGTATGTTTCTAGTGAAGACGTTGGCCCCCACCACACCACAGTATTGGCTGCTGTTAACGTAACACCGTGTGCTGCCGACTGCGGTTGGATGACTAGCACCCTTGGATCGGGGGTATTCTGGAACCGTTTGAAGATATCGGTCCGTTGCGCTACAGGTACGTCCCCCCGTATTATTTCTGTAGGCACCCCGTCAGTACGCAACTTATCTGTCAATATGTCAATGGTGTGTTTGAAGGGTACGAACACCAAAACCTTTTGACTGCTCTCGTCGATCACCTCTTTCAGCACTTTATATCTGTGCTTGATGTCGAACTCTAGCGTGTCACCTTCGTCGGTGTAGACCGCCCCTGCAGATATTTGCAGTAGCTTGTTCATAATGATTGCCGCGTTCATCGCGGTTACTTCATCGTCACCCACCGTCATAGTCATGCTCTTCTTGAGCGTGTTGTAATATTTTTTCTGTTGTCGGGTAAGCTCAACGTGTCGGTTCGTATATGTCATGTCGGGTAGATCAAGACATTCTTCTTTGGTGAACCGTATGGCAGGTTGTAAGATGTTAAACACAAGGTCCGATGCGGTAGGTTTGACCACCCACCTAAACTGTGTAACCTTCGTCATAACCATATCGCGGAAAGACCCAAAGAACCTTGGCACAGATTGTGGGTCAATAAGTTTGGCTAGGCCGTACGCGTCTAACGGCGACTGCGCGGCAGGTGTACCCGTCATCATCCACAACCAAGTATCGTCACCCACTAGCTTGTTCAGTACCTTCCATCGTTTAGACTGCGCGTTCTTGTAGTGCGTAGCTTCGTCAACAATAATCAGGTCGAACCCACCGTTAGCGATTGCATCTGACACAATCTCTACACCGTCATAGTTTATTATGACAAACTCAGAACCTTGCTGGATGATCTCGCGGCGTTTCTTAGATGCACCATGGGCTATATCCACACTGCGGTGCGGTGCAAACGTAAACAAATCTTCACGCCACGCGCTATCCATGATGGATAGGGGGCAGATAACCAGAACGCGTTTGACCTTGCCCTGCTTCATTAGGTAGTCCGCTGCCCAGATAGCCGAGGCAGTCTTGCCTGTACCCTGCTCGTTAAAACAAAACGCTTTTGGGTTCATTGTCAGGAAGGCCGCGGTCTTCTTCTGGTGGTCGAACGGTGCGTGTTTACCTGTCCATGTGTACCTACCGTTGATGGGTGACGGTACATTTATATTTAGTTTGCGCAGTGTATGTGCTTCGTCGATACCCCACTTGACCAAGACTTCGTGATCTTGCACGGTCTTGCTCTTAGGTATTGTTTCAGTGACACGTTTTGGGTTGCGCAGCTTTAACAGCAGCGCCCTACCATCCACTATCTTCATGTGTTCTCCTTTCGGGCATCTGCCCGAATTATTTTTTCTTCTTGTAGTTCCGTGCGCGGTTCTTGCTGCGGCTTTCAATTCTTACACCGTCTTTATTTGAACCGCCTTTCGACAAGGCTTTCTTGTGGCTGATATCTTTGCCTTCGCGTTTATCAGCTTTACCGTTCTTGTTTTTATCTACGCCTTCCCGATCCATCTTGCGCCGTGCACGTTGCCGTTCCATACGTGCTTCAAAGGCTTTGCTGCCGACAGGTTTGTTCTTTTGTTTTGGGCGATCTTTGGGGTTTTTGTAGGGCATCAGTTGGCTCCGTTGTAGACACATTCAATGATAGGACAGTATCGCTTACACAATCCGTTAGGTCGTGCGTTCCACATGTCTTCTTTTGCTGCGGTTTCCATCTGCCCATACTTGCCGAGCCACTTCTCCCACAGCTTGGACTTATCATACTCCATGTAAGTATCTTTTACCAAGTCATTACAAACTACAAATAGTAATGCAGCGCGTACCTTTTTGATCTGCGGATACCGCGCCATCAGTGCAAGGGCCATCAACTCTAGCTGTCCCTTATCTGCGTACTTGGCAGACTTGCCTGTCTTGTAATCCACAACAGTGGCTACTTCATCGTCTAGTATTACTAGATCAGCGATACCGCGAAACCAAACGTCAGAGGCGTAGAAGTCACAAGCCTCTAGGTTCTCCGTCAGGCCCATCTTTATCTCGCATAGCTTTTCGCCCTGCCTGTTCTTCAAAGATGTTAGGGCTTTCTTCGCATAGCTGAACTTCGCGGGTACGGGTGTATCTTTACCAATGAAGTCTTCGGCCATCTTATGGAACTCGTTGCCATATAGTATAGCCTCGGTCTGCACGAACGGCACCTCTTTCAAGATGTGTTTGTGGTAATACTGCTTCGGGCACTGCTCAAAGTCTTTGATCTTACTGAAGGACCACGGCCATACTTTTGTCACTCACATTCTCCATATGATTTACCTGTTCCGCTTTCACATGTGATCGGTAATCCATCAGCCCACTTAGGTGTTTGGCTCATACATTCTTCGACATATGCTCGCGCTTCATCCAACTCCTCGTCGGTTACACAGGCCACAATACTGTCATGTACAGTTAGCACAACTTTGTATCTCTTGGCAATAAGTAACATTTGGTGTCCTATGATACAACGTGCAATAGCTTGGCACACGTTCTCCACCACCTTACCACCGTATATACGCTTTGCGCCTCTGCGCGTTTTGTATGTGTACTCGGGACCACGCTCACCCTGCTCTGCGGTCAACCCATGATAAAACATAGGTAGACCAGAAGGTAAGATTATTGAGCTGGTAGGTGCGTCCACTTTTAACACGCCCTCGCGCCCAAAGTTTAGGGTATCCCCACGCTGCATATACTGCACCATGTTGTTCGCGGCTCGCCACAAGGAACTGATTGCGCCGTTGGCATCGCGGTATACTTGTATGATGCGCCGTGCTTCTTCCAAGTCTATGTAGACACCCATGCCCTGTAGCTGTGCTTGGAACTTAACGGCACCCATGCCGTAACCTGCGCCAAGGATGGTAGTCTTACCCACAAATCTCTGGTCTTTGCTCACCCCGTCTACTGGCACGTTATAGATACTGGACGCCATGTACTTGTATACGTCCTCGCCATCCGCAAACTGTTTGGTCAAATCATCTTGCCCTGCAAGCCACGCCAACACACGCGCTTCGATCTGTGAACTGTCGCAGTCTATCAGGGAATGTCCTTCGGGTGCGATAAGGCTTTGCTTTAGCTTCTTACCGTTTGGCCCACGGCTCGGTAGGTTTTGCAGGTTGATCTTATCATCGCCACCCCACCGTCCAGTATGCGCAGCGTAATATCTTACAGGGACAGGCAGAAGCCCACGGTCTGAGATGTCGATAAACCTTTGGGTCCGTGTTTCTTCTAGTGTAGACTTACTACCAAGACGCGCCGCTACTAGCGACTGCACACGATCATCCTCATGTTCTAACAACTGTTTGAACGCTTCGTCGTTCTTGGCAAACGCGAATGTTTCTTTGCCTGTGGTCAGGCTCGTCTTCATCGGGGGCTTGACCCCAAACCCTTTCAACAACTCCGCGAACTTCGGGTTGGACATAAGGTCTTTCTTATCTTCTACCCCTGCATCAGTCAGCAGTTTGGCCTTGCGGTCTTTCACATCTTGAAGGTGCGACTGCAACAAGCCACGGTCTAAATCCAAAGTAGGTTCGGTAAACATACGCAGGGTGGCGTCTATCAAACGTAGTTCCTGCTTGGGGAACTGTCGGGCCATCCTACTAAAAAGTTTATAGGTGAGGTTCACATCGTTGATGCAATAGTCGCCGTACTCCGCTAAATCTACGGGTCCAAAATCTCCACGCCTTTTCCCGAGGGCACGTACGACCTCTGTCCCCTTAGTGCCGAGATTGTATCTTTCAGATAACGCCGCGAGACTTGCGCGAGCTTCAGTCCCATGTAAAGCACGGGCGATACACAAAGTATCGGTATACATCCGAGGACGAATATCAAAATGCCAATTAAGAATGGCACCATCAAACATAGTATTATGGCAAAGTACCATAGCTTCTTCCCAGTGGAAGGCTTCAAGGTATTGTTTAAGTTGTTCATGCGTTCCACTAGCCCACTCCGTTTCTCCATTATTTACTTTGACAGCCACGCCGATCACCTCAAAACGAGGATCACGGACGTAGGCTTCTGTTGTTAATTTAGACAGAGAATAATCCCTGTCGTAGAAGGTTTCAAAATCTAACGTGATTAGGTCCATCAGACCTTACCCACTATCTCGCCACCACATGCCATGTAACCACATGCGTCTACCCAGTTGTCTGGATGTGACGGGTTCGACTTTATACGCGCAGCTTTCAACAACGTCATCATCACAGCTACATCAGTAGCACTTACGTCCACACCTAGATGCACCGACCAATACTTACCTATGGTGCTAAAGTTATCTTCCATGTTGCCATGGTCAGCCGCACGATCTTTGGTCACATATTCTTTGGCGGTATCTAGCACCTGCCCACGCGTGACCCTACGCGCTTCCTTTTCAAACACTTCGTCTGGTGTGCCGATCTTCTTTAAAAGTTTATAGACGTACCCATAAGATGTGTTAGTCGCGTCTGCGATTTCCCTAGCTTTCGCTGTAGGATGTTTTATCTTGTACGCCCATATCTTATCCGCGTACGGTGATCCTTTCTTAGCCATTTATGCCTCCACCGCTTCGTCTTTTTCGTCACGTAATACACGCACGATATCTTCCAATGGAGTGACATCCACCCCTATATGTTCAGCGCAGCCGCGGAACCGCTCCAACCACGCAGCTAGACTTGTGCCTGCCTGCCTACGTAACTCAGATTGCGCAGTTTCATCATTAGGATCAAACGGTTCATACCCACCACCATCACGCCTTTTAGACACAGGGGATATATACGCAGGGTATTCTGCCACCTTGATAGAAACCACCGAGCTTTCGACTTCTTCTGTCTTCGCAACGATACGCAAACCAGATGCCATCTGACGTGCCATTTGAATACGGAATTGACGCGCTGCTTCTGCATCATCCATCTCGTAGAACGCAGGGTAAGCCTCATGTTCTGGTTGCCCTGCTAACCAATCGACAAACTCTGAGGGCACAAACATGTTCGCGCCTGTTTTATGCAGATAATCGTCAATGATACGCTGCTTTGTTTTCTTAGAAAAATTAGCCATATTTAGTTCTCCAGTAAATTTATTTTTATGTAGTGGGCCACTACAGCCCACCACCTTCTCATTAGTTTAGCTGTCTCGTCGTGCCACACCGCGCCACATCGGACCACGCTGCGCCACACCCAACCTAGACCGCCCAAACGGGCCGCGCCACATCGGAACGCGCCACATCGGAACGCACCACGACCGCCTTGCCGTACCACACCATACCCCATCTCAACACATCTCGACCGCCATACCAAACCCCGCCCGACCTTAACATATCAGACCTCATCTCACCTCGACCGCCTTAACAAACCTTGACCCAACGAAACCCAACACACACCGCCGTACCCAACCTAGACCGCCCCGACTGACCGCAACGGACCAAACCCCAACACTCCATAACCGCCTTATCCGTGAATTAGGGCGGCGTTAACCGCCCCTCTTCGTTTAAGCTGCTCGACGCAACCGTTCTTCTTGTAGGAACTGCATAAGCTCCGCTGTCTGTTCATCAGCACATTCGGGGTACTCCAATGCCATCTCTTGGACTTCACGCGCTTCTTGCGTGATATCATCCCAAATAGCCTGTTGTTCCCCCATATCCTCAGAACCTGTTACAGAGAACGTGCCATAGGAACCACGACCTTTCTCCTGTCTGAAGTCACCAAGCCCCACGATTATCCCTGCGTTCATTAACAATGACGAGATAGCCATGGCACTGAGCGTTGGTGTAACGAACTTTATATCCACCTCTGCACACCAGTTGGGTAGATATGCACGGGTACGAACATCGGGGGTCTTATTCATATCCGCAGACCGAACAATGTCCATCTTCAGATACGGCTTACCCCAAATCTGCACATGGCTTTCGGGTAGAAATATTAGCCGCTGCACACTTGTCTTAGTGATCCCTGCCGTTTCTAATGCAGCCGTAGCCATAGCACCTTTTACCCCTGCCGCAGGGAAGCACAGCAGCGTGTCTCCTGTTTTCTTAGTGTAAACACTTTCCCTAAATTCTTTTTCGGGGTTATGTTTTAGTTCTTTCTTTTCAGCCGCAGTCTTTTTACCTGCGCCCACTAACAGATCACGCCACGCTTTTGCGCCCATACTATTAAAGTACAACGGTGTCTGACCAACCATCCGCAGTTTGATACGCCCCTGCTTGACAGTATGTATTTCGAGGGGTGCCCCTGCTGTTTTCTTCGCAACCATAGCCATTCTCCTATCTTGGCAAACCATATTTATTTTTTAGTGTTGACGCCCATTTTCGGCTTATGCCCATTATTTCTGCGGCGTCTCCTAACGTCATCTTACGCTGCAACATGCGGTTCAGCACTTCAGCGTCCTTCGTCAGCTTTAATTTGTTCTCCTCCTTTCTGGGTCTACCACCCTTTGAACCATTTTCTTTGTGCATGGTGTTGTTTATGTACCTGTTACTTGTTACTAAACGAGGATTATCTTTCTTATCTTTTTTGATTTGTTGCTCCCACTTTTGTCGGTACAACTCCTCGTATTTTACACGTTCCTGTTCGTTCATATTTTTACACCGTGGTCACGCAGCGTCTTGACGTAGTTATCAAGTTCCTCACGCGCAGCCCAAAGTTCCTGCTGTACGCGAGGCCGCGCATCTGCACGGTGCTGTTCATCCTGTAAGTTATCAACCTGCCGCTTCAACCATTTTAGGTTGGCTTCTTGAAACGTAGTTAGCTGCTCGTCACCCATAGGTTCCTCCATTGTTAAAGTGGTGCCCCATGTTAGAAGCCACAGGGACTAACCATAACGCGGTTTCTTCGGTACGATCACAAACGCAATGAGTAATATCATGGAGGGCGTTGCTCGTACTGCTGCGGTTTTCGCGGGACAATATCCATAAACCCGCAACCCACTCACAGCTTGGGTTAACCGTCTGGGACCATAGACCATGCACGTAACTCGTCCATTACCGTGTGCATGTTGTCCTCATTAACAACCATGTCCAATCCCCCTGCGGCACGTATTTCTTTTAAGTTCTTCTCTTGTAAGGGTGTGGGTTTGTTGTTCCCTGCCTTACATTCGATCCCAAAAAATAATCCTTCGTAACATCCTATGATGTCAGGTACACCGCTACGCCCGTAGCCACCTGTTACAGGGTAGAAGTAGTAGGCGCGTAATTGCTTTAGCTGCTCTACCACTTTCTTTTTAACTTTTGCTTCGGGTGTCATTGTCGTCCTCCAAGATACCAGTTGCGAGGCAGCGGTGACCGCCTCGCGGTTTCGGGCATCTGCCCGAATTTATTTGTAGACCCAATAAGTATATGGCCCTAGTCTGCTACCCACCCCATCCACATCGGTAAGAGGAGGTGGTACGTCCAACATCATAAGCACAGACAACCTGTCCTGCACCCATGGCGGTAGATCGTCTACAGACATATAATAGCCTTTTAAGTCTGCGTCAACACAATTCATACCTATACATGCCACTTGGACAGTTTTGGTGGTATGGTGTATCTGTATGTTGTAAGTGATGTCATTGGTTGGTGTCACAGTGTAACACCTCACACGTAGAGGTAAAACGTATGGGCATTTACTTTGTATCCCACACCCTCTACGAAGTGACCATCCTCACACATACTCATAGCAGCGCACTTATGCTGCATGTCCTCCGACATCTCGTCTGGTTCGTAAGACCGTACCATTTCCACCTCGGGTAAATAGGTTCGGGTCACGTCTTTGACACGCGCATAGTTGACCACTTGCTTACCCCATCGCTCGGCAATGTGCACAAAGTCCATAGGCACAGCACCTTCTCTGAACCTGTTGGCTTCTTCCTGTTGCTCAAACATATCACGGACAGCGGCATCAAGCTCCTTGTCGATGAACGTATGCCCAGACTGCACCATGGTTCGTAGCTCGGCCATCAAACGTTCTGCGGCTTTCCTGTCTGAACCGTAGCCGCGTGTGTTTATGCCCACCGCTTGTATGGTTTCGTCGTACTTGTTTCGCACGGTGCTCTTGAACCTGTTCACCTCTTTCGCAACATCTTGTACCAACGCGGTAGCACACTCACCCACGGTGTAAGATACAAAGTGTCTCTTAGCATGTTTCACGGCGGTATCCATGTTGATCGCCATGCGCATATTGTGCTGATCCCCACTGCTACAATACTTATTGTTTTCGATGCTACGTGCACACACGATGAACTTGTAATCCCCGTTCACACTGGTCGCAAAGTCACCATATCCGATGTAACCCATAGTCATCAGGTCACCCTCGCGGTACACATGTAATGTTTTGTCACAGCGTGGTATGGTTTTGACACGCAGCGTTTTCTCTACTGCACGAACGAACTCGTACAGTTGAGGTTTCACATACTTACCTTGTTCGTGCGGTACGCCCTCGCGCATACGTGTATATTCAGCCGTATATACTTTGGCGGCGTCCACTGTTGTATGACTTATAGACATTTTTTATCCTCTCACTTGTTTGTTGAAGCCACAGGCTTTGTTGATCTTACGGTTGAACTGCGCTTTGACAGCCTTCTCATGCTCTGCATCACTGTCAAACGTGTGGCGCAGATGGTAGTCAGTCTGCCCCATGAGGGCGTACATAAAGTGCACACGTAGTGTGTGGTCAGGATCACGTATGATGTACTTCGCTACATCAGGGTTGAACATATCAAGCATGTCCCATGACCAACCACCAACATTTAGCGTTTCACGTATCTCAGTACGCATACGATCACCGTATTCACGATCCTTTATGGGCAACAAAGGATACATGGCGAACGCCCACTCGCGGAACTCAGCAATAGCACCCTTCATCTTGGCTTTGGCTTTCTTATCTACCCGAACCTTGGGCGGAACAGGCAACTTCTTACCGCCATCCACAAAAGATATTTTGTCGTCATCAACACGGAACGTCAGCGCCACACCATCATCACGAGATGTGAAGTGTTTAGTCCACTGATTTTTCTGTGCATCGTCAGGCAATGCCCACGCAGCTAACGTCTTACTCTTAGCAAGGTAGTATTCTGTGTCACCTACTTTGATGAAGTGTTTACCGTTACGAACGATGAACCGCATACCGTTCGGCAAGTGTCTGTCTAAGAAACTATACCGACCATTGTGCGCACCGTGACCTGTACCGTTACGCACTTTGATTGTCGTCGTACCATCTCTGTGTCTACGCCACACGATTGGTGCAAGGTTAATCATCTCTGCTTCGGTTGGTTTACCTGTTTTATGGTTGTAACCCCAACTCTTAAACACATCATCACCAGTGTGATACCCGTCTGTCAACACGTAGCAGTTGTTGTTGATCTTTTTGATCCGCTCCCACTTACGCGCACGGTCACCAAGAGGACGTACGTTAGCATCACTGAGTTTACCACGCAGCGGTTTGATAGCATCGTATGTTGCCGCCACTTTATCAAAGGATATTAGGTGTCTGTTTTGCCAATATAAGGCCATTGTATTTCTCCATTTGTTGTGGGGTGACACCACGCCACCCCGATTGATTTCGGGCAGTTGCCCGAATTAGAATGATTTGCCCACGTACCACGCAGCGGCTACCAACGCAGATACCAGTACCCCCCAGACAAGACGCTTGGGTATACGGATAGTAAACGCTTCGTTACCTACAGCAGTGTTTTCTGTACCAGTAGTTTTTACGACGGGCTGTACCTTCTTCTGTGTAACAGGTTTTGACTTGGCCTGTACGTGAGATCTGCCGGGTACAGGTTCGGACTGCACTTTTGCTTTGGTGTCATCCAACTCGGCAGGGGTGAACGCATCCCATTGACCCTTACCCTTACGCGAGTGATTGCCATAGAACACAGGACCATACTCCGTGGTCAACGCCTTACGTGCGTCACCTGTCACGGTATCGGGAATGAACCAACACATACCATCCCAACGTGCGCCCATCGCCTTGGCCTGTTCCTTTGTCTCAAACGTAACATGACGTAAGTAATACTTTGGTTTGGCCCGTACGGGTTTATCATCAACAAGCGCAGCGATATCGAATGGCTCTTCGTTTGCCAACGCAGTAGCACGTTTTGACGTTTGTGCCATGCTATTGTTCCACTTGGACATCTTCACTTGCACCGCTTTCTCGGTGCGTCCTAGATGATCGGCAATATCCTTGTAGGTATAACCTTCGTTCTTCAAAGAGATAAGCTGTTCCAACTCTTTACTTGTCCAAGACTTGTTGCTCTTGGGGGCAAAATTTGGTGTAACCATGACGGTCATTCTCCAGTTTGTGGCCTTAGTTTCGGCCTTATTGTTTTGGACATTTTATCTGTCCGTTCGCATTGAGCCATGCTGTTTTTGTCAAACGCATAGATCGGTTCATAATACGCAGGTAGCGCATCACCACATAACTTGGCACTCGGAAACACGATCCTAGATTGCAGATCGTACTCACCCACTGTGTAAGTGAGGATGAGAATAGTAAAATATTCTATCAAAAGTCTGGTTCTCCATTTTCATCAAAGGTTGGCATTTTGAAGGTGAAGTCGCGCACCACCTTCGGCTCTGGTTCTTCGGGTTCTACGGGCATGATGCCCATAGCCTTCAACTCTGCCTCTAACGTGTTAGGTAGAACATCGGACGTACACTCTTCAGTCGTCACGTTCTATCTCCCCTAACCCACGGCAGTTGTCGCACTCCACTTGGTATTCTTCCAAGTACCCGTACGGATTTGTGGAACTCATAGGCACAGCACGTTCACGCGTCTGTTCACCTGTACCGTCACACTCAGGACATGCGATAAACGGATTATCTACAAACATGTTACCCATCACTTACCCTTTCGTTTCATTGCAGACACAGCGCGCCTATCGCTACGGTTAAGAGGTTTTGACATATCCATGTCGGCCAACCTACGTTTTTGACGTAAAGAGTTCGGCTTCGGCTTCGGGCCTCGTCCCCTTTTGTTAAGATTTGCCATCATAAATCCTCCGATTGTACATGCACCGTCACACCGTGATCGGGCTTGGCGTTCTTGTTATCCACGATCACCCACAGCACAGGATGATCCCACGTACCCCAACCATTGTAGAGGTAGCCATCTGTAAACACGACAGACGCTTGCGGCTTGATACCGTTCGCACTCATGTACTCAGGCACACAGGTCACATCAGTACCGCCACCACCCACA